TGTCGGTAAGTGTCATCACGGCTGGTACAGGTTCCGTTGACCTTGGCACGACTGGCTATACCAGCGGTACTGCAACCCCTGCGGCTATTGCTAACAACCTGTCTGTGGCAACTGCTGCAACCATCAGTATTGGTTCGGCTGTGACCGGCACCGCGTCTACCGAGATGGCTTACGTGACTTCCCGTAGTGACACAAGCGGCAACGATCCTGTTGCTGGCATCATCACTTACTTCGTCACCGATCCGCTGGTTGGTCAGCAGAACGTCTAATTAGGGGTTTGATATGGCTATGCAATACGACGTAAAGTCGTTCCATGCAACAGCTTCATCGCTGGCGTATGCTGATCGCACACGTTTAAAAGGCGTGGTTATATCCCCCGTTACGTCTACAACTTTCAACTCGTGTGTGGTGGATACTGCGGGGGCGTTGACGGGAACGTACAATATTCCGGGTTCAACGACCTGCACAATCACCATCGCTAACCATGGGTTGTCAAACGGCGACATAGTTGGGCTTAACTTTACTAGCGGTACAGCAGTAGACGACAGCTATGTTGTAGCGAATGTAACAACAAATACGTTCACTATAACCACGGCGAGTCTGACCACCAGCGGCAACGTGACGATGTACCCCAAAGTCCTCGTTGAACTGGACTGCTCTTCGGGTACGTCTTTTTACACGTTGATTCCGGGTGAGGGCATCCTTGCAACAGGCGGTTTGTTTATTTTGCTGCCATCCACTAACGTCACTATGACTATTTTTTACGGATAGGAATAGGCCATGATGCAGACTGACGTTAAATCCGCCCGTGCCGCAAACACTGGACTGTTGGTAACGCAAGCGCCCGTACGGTTGAAATCCATTACGGTGACAAGTGCAACGGTGTCTGCGAGGAATGTTGCTGTCTGCGACCCAACTGTTCAATCGTCTGGTACGTATTCTCGTACGAGTCCAAGTGCCACAATTACCGTCACGATAGTGAACCACGGCTTTGTTACTGGGCAGCGCGTGTTCTTGGACTTTACGTCGGGCACAGCGCGGGATGGTGTGTATACGATTACGAAAACAGGCGACGATACGTTTACCTGTGCGGATGCGCCAACCACGACAACAAGCGGTAACGTCACGGCATACAGCAGTCTTGCATTAGAAATCGACACCTTCAACACCGTTGGTCTACCTATCTTGATCCCCGGTGAAGGTATTTACTGCCCTAACGGTATCTTTGTGGGGTGTGGCTCATCGGTAACCGCAACGGTGTTCTATGGCTAAGTCTCCGGCATGGACGAGGAAAGAGGGAAAGAACCCCAAAGGCGGCTTGAACGCCAAAGGGAGAGCCTCCGCGAAAGCGCAAGGTATGAACTTGAAACCTCCCCAGCCGGAAGGCGGCGCAAGGAAGAAGTCTTTCTGCGCACGTATGTCAGGAATGAAGAAAAAGCTGACAAGCGCCAAAACCGCGAACGATCCGAATAGCCGTATCAATAAATCACTTAGAGCATGGAAGTGCTGACATGAGCGACATACAACTAACAGACCGCGAAAGACTGATTGCCAAGGAAGCTGCGAAGCTTGCTATTGAGGAGATGTCTTCGGAGTTTTACAAGAAGGTTGGTAAGACCATTGTTGAAAAAGCGCTGATCTGGATCGGCCTTTTTGTGTTTGGTCTTGTCATTGGCAAGGGTTGGATCATTAAGGTCTGATATGCCAGCTAAAAGCGCAAAACAGGAAAAGTTTATGCAGGCGGTTGCCCACAACCCTGCGTTCGCTAAAAAGGCCGGTGTGCCGCAGTCTGTGGGGAAGGAATTTACTAAATCAGGAGGCGGTATGGCTGAGTCAAAGAAAATGGTTGGTAAAGAGATTGCGTTCATGAAGAAAAAGGGCGCACCAAAGTCGATGATTAAACACGAGGAGTCCGAAATGGGCATGATGAAAAAAGGCGTTAAGAAGATGGCTGCTGGCGGCGTTGCTGCATCGAAGATGGGCGCTGTGAAAACTGCTGCTCCTAGCCGTGATGGTGTTGCTGTTAAAGGCAAAACCCGTGGCAAGCAGATCGTCATGGCCGGTGGCAAGGGCATGAAGAGCGGCGGTAAAGCAGGCGGTAAGTATTGCTGATAGGAGGCTGTTGTGAGTAAAAGAGAGCCTAAGATTGTTGAGTTGCCCTATATGGGGCCACCCACGGACAAAGATAAAGACGAAGAGCAAAAGCGCTATGAACGTACAACACCAGTAAGTTCTGGTGCGAAGCGAACAATGCCTGTGCCTGCGCATGTACGAGATCGTGACTATGCCAAAGGCGGTTCTGTGAAGTCCGCTTCTTCTCGTGCCGATGGCTGCGCTATGCGTGGTAAGACGAGAGGTAAGATCGTATGATGGCCTCACGCGGGATGGGTGACATCAACCCAAGCAAAATGCCCAAGGCCAAGAAAAAGGCCCGACGGGATGACACCGACTTCACGAAGTACAAAGAAGGTGGCGTTGCTAAATCTCGCGTGAATGAAGCTGGCAACTACACCAAGCCAAGCATGAGAAAAAGTCTGTTCAACCAGATCAAGAACTCAGCGACGCAGGGTACAGCGGCAGGGGAATGGTCGGCCCGCAAGGCACAGCTATTAGCGAAGAAGTACAAGGAAAAGGGCGGAGGCTATCGTGGGTGATTTGCGAAAACTTGCAAAAGAGATCGAAGCACAACGTGCCAAAGGGCAAGTCACGGATGTTGATCCGGAAGCATTTGCCGAGATTGAAAACAAATCGGGCTTGAAGGGCATCGAAGATAAGTTCAAGAAAGCCGACAGCGCTATACCTCGCCCACCCGCGCGTGAGCGTATGAAAGCCGCGATGTCTGATCTTGACGGCATGAAGAAGGGCGGCAAAGTACGCACTGCTTCACAACGTGCGGATGGTATCGCAGTTCGCGGTAAAACGAGGGCTTGAGCATGGCTGAGAAATGGATACAGAACGCGATCAAGAAACCCGGCGCACTACGGTCTCAGCTTGGCGCAAAAGAAGGCAAGCCCATCCCTGCAAAGAAGCTGGCAGCAGCCGCTCAAAAACCGGGGAAATTGGGCCAAAGAGCGAGACTCGCCCAGACCCTGAAGAAAATGGGCAAGAAGTAAGATGAAAGCCCCGCAACAAAGCCTGAAGGCGTGGACGGAGCAGAAATGGCGGACAAAGTCAGGAAAACCATCGTCAAAAACCGGAGAACGGTATTTACCGGAAAGTGCGATAAAAGCTTTGACCCCTGCTGAATACGCTGCTACAACCAAGGCAAAACGTGCAGGAAAAGCCGCAGGTAAGCAGTTTGTTGCGCAGCCCAAGAGTATTGCCAAGAAGGTAGCGCCACACCGAAGCAAAGGTAAATAGATGACAACATCCGGCACAGCTAGTTTCACTCTCGACTTAAACGACATCGTCGAAGAAGCGTTTGAACGTGCCGGTTCAGAACTGCGCACGGGCTACGATTTACGGACTGCACGACGTTCGTTGAACTTGTTGTTTGCTGATTGGGCAAACCGAGGTGTCAACATGTGGACGTTCGAGCAAAACGCCATCACCCTTGTACAAGGACAACCGACGTATGCACTTCCTGACGATACTGTTGATCTGCTGGACCATGTTATTCGTACTAACGCCAACCAGCCGAGTAACCAAGCCGACCTCACTATTACCCGAATAAGCGTCTCCACCTACGCCACCATCCCCAACAAACTGATCCAAGGCCGTCCGATTCAGATTTGGGTACAGCGTTTGACCGGGGGTGACAACTTGCTGGCCGGTACGGTACAGGCAACGACAAGCGCAGCAGCAACATCAATTCCTATTACGTCTTTGGTGGGTGTGCCGTTTGCAGGGTTTGTTCGAATCGGTACAGAACTGATTGTGTACAACCAAACGCAGCCTGCGGAGAACGGTAACCCCGCCTACCTGCTTAACTGCGTACGCGCACAGGACGGAACAACGGCGGCACAGCACAATGCTGGCGCAGCAACCACCTTAGTACAAAAGCAATCTGTTACTGTTTGGCCAACACCTGATTCCGCAACAACGTACCAACTGGTTTACTGGCGCATGCGCCGAATTCAGGATGCAGGCAGTGGCGGCACTAAGACCATGGATGTGCCGTTTCGATTTGTGCCGTGTCTGGTTGCGGGGCTGGCGTACTACATCGCGTTGAAGGTGCCGGATGGCATGAATCGTTTGGGTGTTTTGAAAGAACAATACGACGAAGCGTGGAACACCGCTGCGGGTGAGGATCAGGATAGAGCGGCGGTGCGGTTTGTGCCGCGTCAGTACTTTATTGCCAGCGGTGCGTAATGGGAAACAGGTTTGCCTCTGGTAAATGGGCGATTGCCGAGTGTGACCGGTGCGGTCAGCGGTACAAGCTGAAAGAGTTGAAGAAACAGGTTCTAAAGACCAAAACGTACAATTTGCTGGTGTGCCCAACTTGTTGGGACCCTGACCACCCACAGCTACAATTGGGCATGTATCCTGTGGACGATCCGCAGGCGTTGCGAGACCCGCGTAAGGACTTGAGCTATTTTCAGTCGGGGGCAACAGGGTTACAGTTGACGGTAACGCCGGGTACGGCAGTTGACTCAGACGGGTTTCCAAGCGAAGGTAGCCGTGTGTTTCAGTGGGGCTGGAGGCCGGTGGGTGGTGCAAGCAATAACGATGCAGGACTGACGCCGAATAACTTAACGTCAAGGGGTGTTGTAGGCACCGTGACAATTTCGTAGGAGTAGACATGGACAAGAAGGCAATGAAAGCGGTGGCAGATAAAGCCGTCAAAGGGCACGAGAAGCGCATGCACGGGGCCAAGAAAATGGCAAAGGGCGGCGTGACTTCCGAGCAGATGAAGAGCATGGGCCGTAATCTGGCGCGTGTTGCCAATCAAAAATCGGGTTAAGGAGTAGTCATGGCGACCAAACCAGCAGCGAAAGCAGAAGTAAAAAACCAGACCGGCGCTCAGTACATGAACGAGATGAACATCGGTGCTGGCGTAGTTACCAAGGGCAATTACAAAGAGGCCAAGACGACCGGCATCAAGATTCGCGGTACCGGCGCGGCGACTAAAGGCACGATGGCACGAGGCCCAATGGGTTGAGGTGAACTGTGAATTACACAGAACTTGTTGCTGAAATTCAAGCGTACACACAGAACTACGAGACCGACTTCGTAGCAAATATTCCTACGTTTGTTGATCAGGCTGAGACACGCATCTACAACACTGTGTTGCTTCCAGCGTTGCGGAAGAACGTCACAGGCACTATGCAGATTGGCAATAAGTACTTAACCTGCCCGTCAGATTTTTTGGCGGTGCTTTCGATAGCCGTGATCGATGCTAACGAGTATGAGTATTTGCTGAACAAGGACGTTAACTTCTTACGTGCGGCATACCCTAACCCTAACGATACCGGTGTACCTAAGTACTACGCACTCTTTGGCCCAGAAGTTACAAATCAGATGGCTACCAACGAGTTGAGTTTTATCTTGGCCCCTACGCCAGATGATTCGTACACCGTTGAGCTTCACTATTACTACTACCCAACATCAATCGTGACAGCAGGTTCGTCATGGCTTGGTGATAACTACTCACCGGTACTGCTCTATGGCTCGTTGGTGGAAGCCTACATCTTCATGAAGGGCGAGCAGGACATGATGACCTACTACGAGAAGAAGTACCAAGACGCGCTACAACAACTGATTCGTCTGGGCGCTGGTATGGAGCGTGGTGATGCTTACCGTGATGGTCAGGCTAAGATTAAGGTGAATCCGTAATGGCTATCCAGCAAGGACTGACAAACAGTTTCAAGCAGGAGATGCTCCAAGCTGGGCAGAACCTTGCTACGGATACGCTTTACATGGCGTTATACACGGCGTTTTCAGACATTGGCCCAGAGACAACGATATACACGACAAGTAATGAAGTTACTGGCACGGGCTACACCGCTGGCGGTGTTGTAATAACAGGCGTAACAATCAATACGCAGACAACCGGCCCGAACGCAGGAACTGTGTACGTAGATTTTGCTGATGTGTCATGGCCCGGTGCAAACTTTGTGGCTCGTGGTGCGCTGATCTATAACGTGACTCGGGCGAATAAGTCGGTAGCCGTGCTGGACTTTGGTTCTGACAAGACGTTTACAGTGACAAACAACACCGTTACGATGCCTGCCAATACTGCAACAACTGCTTTGATTCGTTTCCCGTAGGAGGACAAATGCTGGTAATGACAACAAAAGGCGAGATGGATGATGCGCTTCTGGAGAAGAAGACAGGCACCATCGACAACGAAAATGAAACGATCAACTGGATAGAGTATTGGTTGGAAGACGAGCTAGTACATCGCTCAGTTGATATGGTATTGAAGAAGTACACCGTGAGCGGCCTACCAGTCGCTGCATCTTTTTAAGGAGCTTTAAAATGGCTAACACCCAATCTATGTGCACATCGTTCCTTGGCGAACTGATGACTGCAACTCACAACTTTGGTACTGCACCGACTCGCGGTTCTTCGGCAGCGGATACTTTCAAGGCTGCGCTGTATTTGGCGTCTGCCACCATCAACGCTTCGACAACGGCTTACACGTCCACAGGCGAAGTGACCAGCACGAACTACACTGCTGGCGGCGTTAACGTAACGAATGCTAACCCACCGACTTCGACCAACACATCGGCAACGGCGGGTACAGGTTACTGGACACCATCAGCATCGATTGTGTATGGCTCGTCGGGTAGCCCGGTGACGTTTGCATCGTTTGACTGCGTGTTGATCTATAACAGCTCGCAGAGCAACAAGTCGGTGAGTGTGCATACATTCACGGCACAAACGGTGACATCCGGCACTTTCACGCTGACGATGCCTTCGAACACTACGTCTACAGCTTTGCTGCGCCTAGTCACGACCTAACATGTACGGAAATTACCCCTACTCTGGTGCACCGTATAGTTCGACGGGGCAAGCTACTGTCCCTAATACGACGGTTGCACTGACAGGGGTTTCCGCAGCAGGTCAGGTTGGTACAGTAATACCGTTCTACGACGCTATTCAAGCGCTTACGGGTAACCAAGCGTCTGGCGTAGTTGGCACTGTTACCGTACTGGCAGAAAGCACAGCGACACTGACGAGCGTTACGGCGTCTGGTGAAGTTGGGAATGTCACGGCGGTACCCGGTGAGATTAAAGCCTTGTCCGGTGTGTTTGCTGCTGGGCTGACGGGTGATGTAGTTGGCGCGTCCGGCTTGTCTATAGCGCTGATGGGCGTTAGTGCGAACGGTGAAGTTGGTAATGTTACCGGCGTCCCAGAGATAATCATTCCGATCACTGGGGTAAGTGCAAGTGGTAATACCGGTAATGTTGGATTTGATATTGCGGTTGCCCTGACGGGCGATACAGCACAGGGCGAAGTAGGTAACTTTGTCTTTGGTGTCAGCGCAAGTCTAACCGGTGTATCTGCGGCGGGACAGGTTGGTACTTTCACGACCTCCTCGGTATCCGAGGTTGCGCTAACCGGCGTAGACGCTATTGCCGAAGATGGTTCGCCGTCTACAGCACTTTCTGCGTTCCTCAACCACGTACAAGCGCAAGGGTTTGTCGGTACTGTTTCTCCGGTGCCGGGCGTATTCCAAGCACTGACAGGTGTTTCTGCATCGGGTGAGATTACAAGTCCGGGGCCAGACATCTCGTTGCCGTTGACGGGTGTAAGTGCGCAGGGTGAGGCTGATACGTTTACAGTTTCACAACCGCTGACGAATGTTGTTGCTAATGGCTTCGTTGGATCGGTAACAACAGGTTCTACAAATACAGTCGCATTGACGGGTGTTGGGGCTACTGGTGCGGTAAGTAGTTTTTATAATGCGTCGTGGACTCCAATCAACACCGCTGAAAACGCGCAGTGGGAACTAATCGATACGGTATAGGTGATATATGCCACTCATTCAAGCAGACCGGGTCAGAGAGACCACAACAACGACGAGCACCGGGGCGGTTAGCTTGGCTGGTGCCGTTACAGGATTTCAAACATTTAGCGCGGCTATCGGTAACGCCAACACCTGCTACTACACCATCGCTCAGCAGTCAGGTTCGGAATGGGAAGTGGGTATCGGTACGTACAGTACCTCGGGTAATCAGCTATCAAGAGATACAGTGCTGGCATCTAGTAATGCGGGTTCACTGGTTAACTTTTCTGCCGGAACCAAAGATGTGTTTGTGACGTATCCAGCATCGATGGCAGTCCCCGAAGGGCGCGGCATTATTCTATCGATGGTCTTTGGTTTTTAAGGAGCAATCATGCCAAACCCCAATCTCTCGAACATCTCCAGTATTTTAGGCAATACGGGGTATGTTATTCCTTCGTCGGCTGCGACTGCGACGACATCGTGGACGTTTAACGGTACAACTACCTTAACGGGTCTGACCCCTGCTGCAAACTCGGTGAATAAGATCAACACCATCGTGGTGGCGAATACGACTTCATCGGCGGCAACAGCAACGATAGGTGTGGGGAACAACGCGACGTTCGGTTCAGCGACAGTTATTGCCTATCCGGCTTATCAAATCAGCGTCCCACCTAACGCTTCGCTCATCATCGTAGATAAAACGACCCCGCTGTACATCACGGAGAACCAATCGGTAGCTGCGTTTAGCGGTACGGCAAGTGCCCTGACGTTCACCGTGTCGTTTGAAGTATTGACCTAATAGGTACAGCATGGGAATTCGTTATCCCGGCGGTTTCATCAGCGCGTCGTATAACCCGGCTGCGGCGAACGTCTTTGCTGCGGGGGCAGTGGACTATCTTGTTGTTGCTGGTGGTGGTGCTGGTGGGGCGTTGTCAGCAGGTGGTGGTGGCGCGGGCGGTTTTAGAACGGGCACACTTGCAATTACATCGGGAACCGCACTAACTGTAACCGTTGGCGCTGGTGGTTCGGCAGTTGCTGGGCTTGACGGCAATAATGGAAGTGACTCCGTTTTTTCGACAATTACATCCACCGGAGGTGGTGGGGGCGGATCACAGGGTAGCGTAAGAGACGGGAAAAATGGCGGTTCAGGTGGCGGCGCTTCTAGTAGTGCAAGTGTAGCTAATGTTAGTGGAACAGCTGGCTCGGGCAATACCCCATCAACATCTCCAAGCCAAGGTAATAACGGTGGCGCAAACGCTGGTTCTGATTTAGCTACTTATTCGGTTGCTGCGGGCGGCGGCGGCGCAGGTGCTGTTGGTGGTAACGCTGTTAGAAATACTTCTCCGGGCAACGGTGGCGTTGGTGGTGCAGGAGCAGCATCTTCAATTTCTGGCGCGTCTGTTACCTATGCGGGTGGCGGCGGTGGCGGTGTTAATACAGGAAGTGGAGGTGCTGGAGGTGCTGGGGGTGGTGGCACTGGCGGAACCGCGACAAACGGAACGGCTGGAACTGCTAATACAGGTGGTGGCGGCGGTGGCGGTGGTGGTGGCGCAGCGTCAGGTGGTGCGGGGGGTTCCGGTATTGTCATCATCAGTTATCCAACCATTTACGGCCCCGCACGAGCAACGACAGGCTCCCCTTCAATCTATATCGCTGGCAGTAACTGGGTATACAGATTCACCGGCTCTGGCACGATTACATTCTGAGGTTAGACATGGCGCACTTCGCACAATTAGATGAAAACAATGTGGTGACCGCAGTAGTGGTAGTGCATAACAACGAGCTGGCTGCGGAAACGGAAGTGGTGATTGAAGATGGCTTC